CCTAAATGTAGGAACTTTCGGTTTCTTTTTGTTACTTGGAGTTTCATGATTTCAGTTCAGACGCATACCGGAGAAGAAGGGAATTGGAGTTCCTTGGAAGTTAAGAAACCACTGTCCTTTCTTTTGGAAGATATACTCACCGTCTGCACCATGAGCATTGAGAATAGCATTTAGACGAGACTTGGTGGTTTTGGTTTGCCAACCTCCATCGAATAGTTGAACATAAGTGGGACCAATCTCGGCAATTAGATTGTTATGCAGATACACACGAGAAATGTCATGACCACTGTAGTATTGAACTTCAGTGTTATCTTGCTTCCAATCCTTTTCTTCTTGGATTGCTTGATTCATCAGGGTTTCGATCTTACGCATGGTTGGGAGTTGCGGTTACACTATAGTGGCAGTTTGGAGGTCCCCCCTTTGTGTTAGGAGACAGTCTGATAGTATTCTCCGATGGATTTGATCATGCTGATTAACTTCTCGTGAACTTCTTTGACTTCATCTTCATAACCAGAATCAATCAGATCATAAGTATCAACCTCATCAATTTCGTTGAGATTGATTGTACCATCGGTGTGAATGGGAATGTAGAATAGTGTGCCCTCAGTGTCGATTGAGTATGCACAACCGTGACCTTCTGGAGTGTAGAGAATCATTTTTCAGTGGAGATTTTTGGACCTTGGATATCACAAAACTCAGACAGATAATAGTCTAGAGTGACACCTTCGATTGCAGCATGTTGACTGTACTCATCGAATTGTTCAGGTGTGAGAATAAAGAAATCAGTTTCAATCATTAGGCAGCAATCACATCATAGTTCAGGGATTTGATACACCAACCAGTGTTGTTAGTGATAGTGTCGGTGAGATCTTCTTCAGTTGGTGAAGTCCATAGGCATGATGTTGTTTCTTCGATGATCTCATTCATTTCGTCTTGAGTGAGATCTTCATCATCAAAATCAAACTCGATACTTGTCACTTTGTAATAGTTCATAATTGTTAATCAGTTACCGAAGAAAGCATCGAACTCGTCTGCAATCTGATCAATCAGTTCATCAGTTGCATCGAGATCAAATTGACAACAAACGAAATCTACAGCATCATTCAGATCAGTGTGATTGTTGCACAGAAACTCACACAGAACAGGTGCGATGTCGGTTTGAAAGTTGAGGTCAGTGTTGGTCATCTTGTCTTGAGTGGTGTTCATACTATAGGGGCACTTTCAACGTCCCCCCTTTCTATCACAGTCCGTTAATGAAGTCTGCGAGTGCTTCTTTGTATTCTGCTTCAGTGTTAAAAACACGACCGTGAATCTCACGAGGATAGGTATCCTTAACACCAGCAGATGCTACCATCTGGCAGTCGGCAACATCGTAACCCATTTCGACGAGGTTTGCAACGTAGGGATTGTGAATTGTCATAAGTTTCTTGTCAGTTTGAAGTGCGATTGTGCAGGGGTCGGAGTACATGTGTGAAGAAGAAAAAGGATTTGGGAGAGAGATCATCAGCAAGCACCCATCATAGGGTTCACATTCTTGACCTCAGTATTGAAACCAGTTACCTCCCAACCGAGACCAATTCTTTCCTCCATCTCACGCTCAAAGTCTTTTTTGGTGATACACTTGTAGGACATGGTATCAACACCTCGAAACTTGAGAACTTTGAACATGTGACGATCACTCAGTTTCACAGGATAGTAATCAACAACCATGGAAGGTTGACCGTCGATTTGAGAGATTGCGGAGAGTTGCATTTCAGAGATTGGTGGTTACACTATAGGGGCACTTTGGACGCCCCCCCTTTCAGTTATTGGACCAGAACTTCAACCACTTTTCGGTCACTGCATTATGCTCTTCAGCAAGTGAAACAGGATTCAGAATTGGGGTCACTTCTCCAATCTCACACTCATAATAATCACCGAGTTTGAGTTCAATCATCGCACCATCTGCACCCTCTTGATAGAGTGAACGTGCAGTCTCATCCTCAACAACAATTACACGACGGGCAGTAAGATCCAGCACCAGCATATAATCAAAGGTCTTGTGCTGTTTGAAGTCTTCTACAGTCTTTTTCTCAGACAGAAAAGACTTTACCTTAAACTTCTTGGTGTTGTAAGGTGTGCGTTTGTAGAACAGATTCTTACCCATCTTCATCTCGATTTTGATGAGATCCTCACCATCATCATAGATGAAATCGTAACCTGTCTTATCAACCCGCACCAATTCTGACAACTCGGCAATACCTCTCTCTACATTTGTTGCACGGGCAAAGTTATCAGCATTTGAGGAGAATCCCTCATCACCGTAGAGAGAATCGACTAGACCAAAAACTTTGTTCCAGTCTACATCTTTTTCGAGATGATCAATAAAGTGGGTCATGGGTTGTAGTTGCGGTTATACTATAGGGGCACTTTGCACGTCCCCCCTTTGATTCATTTGAAAACTGCGTTCACACCGATAACCTTCGCAGTAGGATTACGCGCAAGTGCTGTTTCCTTTGCATCTTGATAGTTTCGTGCTTCTACAGTCTCGGTGAAGACTTTGCCTGCAACGTACAGTTTAACTTCGCATTTCATACTGCTAGTGCTCCTGAAGGAATGGTAACGATTTCGGGCAGTTTGGTATCATCAAACTGATTCATATTGTAGCATACCCACTCTCCATTTCGGAAGACGTATGCATACTCTTCACTGTTATCAGGAAGTAGAAACTCGCAAAGATCTTGATCTAAACGAGGAGGCAAATCTTCACCTCTTTCGGAATAATACATCGGACCAGTTTCGGGTCGAGTTTCATTCTGCCATCCACAATTTGTCCATGCAGAACTCATGTCACCACCATCAATTAGTTCGGAAACTTTATCTTTGGTGTTGTAATGTGTCGTGAGAATCCTACCCAACCATTCAGGATATCCATCCCAGTGGTGATACACTGAGAGGATAGAATCATCAGGGAGTTGAATACCAATTCGAGCACGAGTTGCCATAATCAAACAGAAGGATTAACGGAGATTTCTTTAATGTTTAGTCCACACAGTTGATTGTAGACACGGTTGAGAATCAGTTTGTCCGCGGACTTTGCTTTGGACTTTTCATGCCAAATGGTAACACAACCATCATAAGTTTCAACCCGAACACGATAGTTTTTCATCAGTAGTGTGCCTCAGAGTAATCAAGTTGTGCAGAGTATTCTGCGATCAAGTTGTAACATTTGGTGCGAGTTTCATCATCAGCACCCTCCATAAAGGAGAGGCAATACTTCATCCGTTGCTCAGGATGTGCGTTGATTCGTGCAATCTCTGCTTGCTGCTTCTCACGATAGGAGTTGTATGCGAACATCTCACGATCTTCGATGCTCATGTTGTGAAACTTGCGTTCGGTAGTTGTGCTCATACTATAGTGGCACTTTCAACGTCCCCCCTTACCAATTCTTAGGAAGTACAAAGTTTGCATGAGAGAATGTCTCACGATCAACTACTTTGAACATGCCAAACTCGTTGGTGATGACATAACCCTCATGGAAGGATTGCACACCGCAAAGTTCACATTCAATCTCATCCTCATCATGAATGAATAGGAACAAATCATCCTTGATAGACTTAACCAACTTCCACAATCGGATCAGGTTCTTGTCACAATCACATTTTTCTGCAATTTCATCCTCATCAACGACCCTTTGCTCGCGGATGCAGGCATTTATCTCTTTTTTGATTTGTGATGCTTTCTTGTCACTCACAAACTCACATAGAGTGCTCATTTGCTTGGCAAACTTACACACATCCTCCAAATCCTCACGATAAGGACTCAAAGAGACCTCAGGTTGCACAAATAGGCAACGATCAGTGCTCTTCAGTTTGGATTGCAAAGGAGCAGCAGAGACCTCACGCAGATCATCACCACCACTGTAGATTGTGTGAGGTGCTATGATAAGATCTTGAGTAATTACCTGAGGGAACTTGTAAGTGATCGTGTTGGGACGATAAGTATCAGAACCCCCAGCACCAATAAAGTCACCTTGATAGATGCAATCTGTGCGAGGAAGATGATCAAAGCACAGATGCAAAACATCCGCAACTTTGCCCTCATGGTTAGCATCAATTTCTTCATGAGAATGATTGATCTTGATCTTTACTTTATTGAAGACACTTTTGGTGCCAACAAAGAACTTTCCATTTGCAGGATTTCGACCCCAGACAATAGCAGGGGCACCATCGATCTTGACGGAGATTGTAGAATCAGCAGAGAACCAATCAAGAACCGAAAGGTCCCCGTTGAGAATAGAATCCTCAGGATGTTCCAGGTGAGTGTTCTTCATACTATAGTGGCAGTTTGGAGGTCCCCCCTTGTTGTTTCTTGTGCTGTTGAATAAAATTGCGAGCAGAACTTTCAGTGCGGCAGACTTTGAGTTGCTGCCCATTATGAATGACCATAAGTTGGTTTCCAAAAGGTATCGCCGCATATTCACCTTTGCCAATGATAAATCCCTCTTTCATTATACTTTCCAATAAATCGTGATTTTGATTGCGGTGGATGCCCCATAGGGTCTGTGACGTAGAATTGCAGAAAAATCAGGTTTTGACCCCTGATGGATACAGGGGTCTCAGTGAGACTCACCTGCGAACCACCGACACAGCAGGTTCCCCCTTCTCAAAAATTGTATCAACAACCGACTGAACTGCTTTGGCAGTGGTGATACCAACCTTGCTGTACACTGGGATACACACAAGACCGAACGATTTGCTATACTGACTGAGGTTGCCAGGTTCGATACGTCCCTCTCGCATACCTTGAGCATCATCGTGATGCAGACGGATGCAACGTCCAATGGTCTGACTGATACCGATAAAGTCCATGTTACGCAGGAAGAGAACTGCCTCAAGACCAGACACGTTGATACCTTCTGCGAGGATGGAGTGGTGAAGAACCACAAACTTCTTGGAGTTGTCTTTGCCCCATGCACTTAGGGTATCGAAGAATACCTCACGGTTCACTTTGCGACCATCAATAACTGCACCAGTCTTGGCAGTGATGTACATCCAAGAATAACCGCGACACTCTAACTGGAAGCAGAAATCAGTTTCGGTCACCAGAGAAACAATCTGCTTGGTTGCCTTAGCACAGATCAGAATCTTACCGACTTTGTTGTCATCAATCGTTTCCAGCAGGTTGGCAGAATCTCGGTCAAAGTTGGTCTGCTTGCCCTGTACCATCTCCAGTTGCTTGACGATGACTTTGGGAGGCACAATATAACCACCCTCAACCAACTCAGGAGCAGGAACTTTGCAGATTACCTGACCATAAACTGCAGCATCATTCATGCCAGGTTTGCCAACTGCCAGAGAATGTTTCGGGGTAGCAGTGAAAAAGTACGAACGTCGTGCATTAGCAGCAAAGTGCTCAGTTGCAGGGAAAAAGTGTCGTTGAACCGAATTATGTGCCTCATCAAAGTAGATGGTATCCACATCAATCTCTGCTGCCTGAAGACGATTGAGAGAGTTGTAGGTGGTCACAATCAGACGATGATTATCTGCATTAGCAGTAACCCAGTTCTGAATCTCTTGAGGACGAGTAGAACTAAAGTGATGAGTTTCACCACTGTGAACGTGCATCACTTCTGCGTTGGTGATAAACTCCAGAAACTCAGAAGAGAGTTGCTCAGCAAGCAGAATGCGCGGGGCAACAACAACGATAGTCTGTGGAGTTTCAGACTGCAACTGACGCAGAGCATCATAGATCATCTTGAGAGTCTTGCCACCACCAGTGGGCACAATCACCTGACCTTTGTTATGCTGTTGCATAGCAGCAACGGCACGTTCTTGATGCGGACGAAGAGAAATGTTCACTGTCAAGTGGGTTGATACCAAAGAATGATTATAGCACCCTTACAGGGGATTGTAAAGGGTGCTGGTGTTATACTACAGGGGCACTTTGCACGTCCCCCCTTTCAATCACTTAGAAGTATATTTGTGCTGAAGTTCTTTTTCTGACTTCTTGCCTGTTGCCTGAAGAACAACATCTCTCAGTTTTCTCTCACCTTTCTTGTAAAGTGCCTTTCTTTCTTGTGTAGAGAGACCAGATGCTTTTCTTGGAGTATAATCTGCAGCAGGTGCTTTTGCTGCTGCTTTCTTTCTCAAAAGTTCTGTTGCTTTCTTCTCTGCTTCTTTTGCTTTTGGTTTTGCTGTTGTTGCAGTTCCACCTGCTTTCTTAGCAGCAATTCTTGCCTGTGCTGCCTTCTTTCTTTCTGCTTTTGCTGCTGCTAATTGCTTCTCTCTTGCAGATCCTCTCTCTTGAGTTGGTTGCTGTTCTCTCTCAGATTTTTGTCTCTGAGTGCCAATATCTTTACGTGGTTTATATTCTACAGGTTCAGTTTTACCACCACCAACTGCCTTCATTCTACGGCGTTCTGGTGTTGATTTCTTTCTTGTTCTTGGATCAACTCTTCCACCTTCACCAGTCTTTTTAATCTGACTGCGTGACATAACCTCAGCATCATATGCTTCGGCACAGAATTGAGAAAAAGTCTTCATCTCTCTACTATAAACCCTTTGGAGTATTTAGACAAGAGAGGGTGGTCAGTACCTAAACCGACCACCCAGAGTATCAATCTTCTTTTAGTTTATCTTGTGCAGATTTGCTGATTTTACAAACCATGTCGTTATCATAAAAATACTTAACACGTTCACGACGAGCAGCAATCAGGAGATCATATTGTTCCTTTTGCTCTTTAGTGTAGGTAAAATCTTGTTTCCTCCATGCTTCACGAAGTTCAAAGATGTGGGGCAGAACATTAACAGTGTCAGTCATTTTCATTAAGAGATGCAAGAAATACAATTAACCAAAGTTCAAGTGCGATCAGCACTATTGCTTCCACTACTATCGGGGGGAGTGACATTTGGTTTTACATAACGGATATTATGAGGAGAGTTGAAGAAACGTCGGAAGGCAGTAATAATAATAACACCTGCCGAAACAACACCAACCAAACCTAAAAAGGTGACAGCATCACCAGTAAAAGTGTAAGTATCAGGGTTCATAATCAAAATTCAAATTGAGTGTTGAAGTTTTCAGTAAAAGAGAGATCATCCATCTCCATATCATCATCCCATCCTTTCATCTCAGGAATGTCAAAGATTTCACCAGGTGCATCTTGGATTTCAGACCAGAGATCGTCGAACATAAGAGTGCTGTGCTTACACTATAGTGGCAGTTTCAACGTCCCCCCTTAATGAGAACCTCTAATGTCCTCGTAATCTTTTTTCAGAAGAGTTCTCATATTTGCTTGATGAGCATCTAATTCATCACGATTTCTAACTCTTAACTGACGATTGATATTTGTTGCTCTCTTTACACTTTGAGAACGTTGTTGTGCAGTTTGTTGTGGTGTTGCTAACTTAAATCCACCACCTACAACTTGTTCACAAAATTCTCTAAATGTTTTCATTTTCTCTATACTTTTTGATTATTTAGAATAACTCATTCATTTGCTGTAATTGTTCATAGATTGATAAGGTTTCATCTGATAGTTTAACATCATCACCTTTTGATCTAATGTGATCAGACACCACAAGATGTTCTAAGTTCTCATCATAAATCCTCAGACCCAACTTATCAGTTAGTAATGGTTTAATTGCATTTGGATTCTTTGTGAGATTGTTAGTGCTAATGACTATACATCTATCCCTATTCTTGGATGCAAACTCTAAGATGTTTCTGTTATGATCACTCCAACACTTTTCAATATACTCTGGATGTTTTTGGAATAATTCAATACCTTTCAATTTAGTGACAGATGTGTACACTTCTGCTGGATTACGATAAACAAAGATATATTTTGCATGAGGAATGATAGAGTCCCAGAAGTTTAATAGTAAAGATGTACGAGGATCTTTCCATCCCCACACTCTCAATCTCTTACGATCATGAACTAACTTCTTAGCGTATCCTTCAAACTCTTTTATTTTATCACTATTCATCTTCTCATCAGGACTCCATCCCCAATCAAAAAATGAGTTCTCATGATACATACAAAACTTACATAAAGTTCTATCAAAATATAAAAAATCAACATTCTCAAAGTATCCTTCTGGATTGAAATCATCAGGTTCAAGAATACTTTCACCCATGTAGATTCCAAGTTCAGTTAATATATTGGATGTTAAGGATGTGAATGATCTATGCATTCCAGTTAATATAACTGGTTGAGATTTTTCTACACTGATACTATTAAATTGTTCATCAGAAATCTTAGGAGCAAATATCAACTCAGAATAATCTTTATTCTCAATAATACTTATTTTGTCGTACTGATTTGTTCTTCTTAGGTGCCACATTTTGGCATAGAAACAATCTCTATTTGAATCTAAGA